GTGGCGGCAATGGTGGATTTACAAGCGGCGGTGGTGGTGCAGGTGTTGCAGGAAATGGAAACGCTGCTCCATCAAGTACTGTTGGTGGTGCTGGTGGACTTGGCGGTGGCGGTGGCGGTGGCGGTGCAACAGGCGGCGCAGGTGGCGCAGGAATACTTTACCTTTTCTACTAGGGAGCAACTATGAGCGCAACTATTTATAGCAATTCATCATTTACTGATTCCCCTTATGGACTCAAACTGCAACAAACTTTTACTGCATCATCTTCATCCGTGGTAATCCCAACTGGTATCAACCGAGTCTATGCAATCGTCATCGGTGGTGGTGGTCAAGGTGGAACTGCAACAGCGGGAAACCCATCAGGTGGCGGTGGTGCAGGTGGTTACTCTGCTGGTTGGACTTATATCTCTAACTCGGTAACTGTTGGTGCTGGCGGTAGTGGCAGTACAGCAGGAACAGGTAATGCTGGCGGTTCATCTATTTACGGAATGGTGATGGCTGCTGGTGGTGCTGGTGGTGCTGGCGTAAATAGTGGTGGTGCTGCTGGTGGTGCTACAACTGCACCAGGCGTTTCTTACACAGGCGCACCTGCTGCTACTGGCATTGGATACGCGGCAGGCGCAGGTTCAGCAGGTGTTTCAGGCGGTGGCGGTGGTGGTGTAATCGGTGCTACTGGTGGCGCAGGTGGTAGAGGGCTTATTGGTGGCGGGGGCGGTCACGCTTACACGGGCGGTACTGGAACTGGTGGCGCAGGAGGTACTGGTGATTTCTACGCTGGCGGTGCTGGTTTTACTGGCAATGTTTCCGTAAATGCAGGTGGCGGTGGTGCAGGAATTTCTTCTGCTGGCTCATCTGCTTCAAGCGCAGTTGGCGGTAACGGCGGAGACGGCGGTGGTGGTGGGGGTGCGGCTTCTACTGGCGCTACTGCTGGTTCAGGCGGTCGCGGCGTTGTATTCTTATACTACTAAGAAAAGGAGATAGATATGGCTACATATGCAGTAATGGGTGGAAACACAGTAAGCAACGTAATTGTTGCTGATGATAAAGAAGATGCGGCTAGAGTTATGGGCGCAGAATTAATTGAGTATACCCCTGAGAATCCAGCGGGTATTGGTTGGACTTACGATGCAGAGACAGGGCGCTTTACTGCTCCTGAAACTGTAGAGGTTGACCCAGCAGAGGAAGCGCGCCAAAAACTTATTGCAGCAGGTCTTACTGAAGAAGAGATTGCAGCGCTGGTTAATACTGTAGAGTAACCGCCATGAATATGGTGCAGAGGGCGGTAGAAGAAGGCGGCAAATTACACCCATTAGTTATCGATACTACTGGGGCAATGAACCCATCCATCTTTATTGATGATGATGGCGACATACTCGTCATCTTACGCAATGTTAATTACACGCTCTATCACTCAGAGAACGAGCAGAGGTTCCCATCTCGTTGGGGGCCTCTTGCTTATCTGCATCCAGAGAAGGACCTGCGCTTAGTTACTACTAACTATCTCTGCCGTCTCAACTCTGACTTGCAGATTACTGACTTCACAAAGATTGACACATCAGAGTTAGATGTCCCACCTCTATGGGAGTTCGTGGGCGAAGAAGATTGCCGTCTAGTCCAGTGGGAGGGTGAGTACTACGCTATCGGTGTGCGACGAGATACCACCACCAATGGTCAAGGACGTATGGAGTTATCTAAGTTAGCAATAGATAAGGTTAATTGGAGCGCCAAAGAAGTCTCACGAGTACGCATACCAACTCCTGGGGCCGATGATTCTTACTGTGAGAAGAACTGGATGCCGATACTCGATAAGCCATTTCACTTTATCAAGTGGTCATCTCCTGTTGAAGTTGTCAGAGTTGTTGATGGCAAGTGCGAGCAGGTATCCGTTAAGCAGGGAGTACAGCCGCCCCGTGACCAGCGAGGAGGTTCTCAACTCATTCGTTGGGGCCAGTACTACCTCTCATTTGCTCACGAGGTCGGGTTGTTTAAGAACTACCTAGTGCAGAAGGATGGCGTCTACTATCACAGGCTACAAGTCTGGGATGATGAATTAAACCTTATAGGTCTATCTCCTAAGAACTTTAACTTCCTCGGTGGTCGCATTGAGTTCTGTGTTGGGGCGGCAAAATACAACGATGATTTGCTTGTTTCTTTTGGCATGCAAGATAATGCGGCTTTTGTTCTCAGAGTTCCTGGGGGCGTTATTGATGAGATGGTGGAAGAGGCGCTGACTTATGCTGAATGAACTTATTGAGAGACTCTCATCGGACTCCTTTAACCCTGAGTTAAACTTTCAAGTTGCACAGGAGTACGGTCGCTTGGGGCAGAGTTCTTCTGAGGTTTCCTTCTACTTACGTGCTGTTGAATACGGATACAGAGAAGAAAGAACTTATACTTATAATGCGCTTTTAAAAATGGCGCAATGCTTTAACAGCCAGAGTGGTCGTGTTCACTCTGTAAGCAATAGCCTCCTACAAGCAATTGCTTATGAGCCAACACGCCCAGAGGCGTACTTCCTACTTGGTCAATTCTACGAAGCCGAAAAGCAGTGGCAGGAGTGCTACACCTGGTCTCATCTTGGATTGACTGTGGCTAAAGAATTTGCGCCTCTTCCAGAAACCGTAGGTTATCCAGGGCTATATTCTCTAGAGTTTGAGAAGGCTGTGAGTGCGTGGTGGGTAGGACGTAAGGATGAAGCAATAGAACTGTTCAAGCAGTTGTTAGAAGACCCTGATGTTTCAAATGAATATAGGCAGGCTATCTACAATAACTTGTCTAAGATTGAGAACTAGTTTACGCCACCAAATCTAAGAGTTACGGGATAATTACGTAGACCATCCTATAAGGAGTTTTATGGCAACCACAACGTATAAAGTTTTGGCTCAATTAAACACGAGCGCCACTACTGAACAGACTCTCTACACAGCGCCATCGCTGACCTCTACAGTTATTTCTACTATTATGATTTGCAACCAGGCATCCTCTGCAGCAACATACCGCATCGCTGTCCGTCCAGCAGCAGATGGTTCAACCGCTGCAAAGCACTGGATTGTTTACGGCGCAACAGTTGCGGCCTCAGATTCAACGGCGCTCACTCTCGGTATCACACTCGCTGCAGGAGACGTCATCCGTGTCTACGCATCATCAGCGACACTCTCATTCTCAGCATTCGGAAGTGAAATCGCCTAATGTCAATCTCAACAGCATCGTCCCAAGTAGCAACCCTTACTCGCTATAAGTACGTTGCTGCTGGTTCAGAGACTTCAGTCTCTGGTGTTGACTCTAATGGCAACGTCCTCGCCTACACAGTTGGTATGGAGCAGGTCTATCTTAATGGCGTGATGCTCGTTCGTGGCTCTGACTACACGGCGTCTTCTGGAACAAGTATTACGGCACTTACTGCACTTGTTGCATCTGACATTGTGGAGATTCTGACCTTCTCCCCATTCACAATTGCTAATGCTGTAGACCAGACACTAGTCGATGCTAAGGGCGATTTAATCGTTGGTACCGCTGATAACACAGTGACAAGAGTTGGCGTTGGAGCAGCACTACAGACTCTCATCCCAGACTCAACTGCCGAATCAGGAGTCCGCTGGGGCGATGACCTTTTAATTCTTCAATTTATGCAGGCAATCTAAGAAAAGGATACAGTAAACAATGGCTGTAACATCAAAGACGCTCTTTCGTGGAGCGGCAACAACTACAACAACTACCACGTTGTATACAGTGCCAACCACAACCACAACAACTATCGTGACTAATATCGTCGTCACGAATACTGGTAGTTCTGCTTATACCTTTACATTGACCTTAGATAGTATTGACCTCTTTACCACAACAGCGATTGCTGCAAACTCAACAGCAATGTTTGATTTAAAACAGGTGCTCGCTGCTAACGCAACACCAAAAACAATTAAGGGCGGCGCTTCAAACGTTGCCGTCATGTTCCATATCGCAGGCGTAGAGGTGGCTTAATATGGGTTCATCAATATTCCCTGCAGCAAGTACAGGATTGACTCTTCGACAAACCATTACCACAACTGGCTCAGTAACCATTCCTTCCAACATCCTGCAGGTATACGCAATCCTCATTGGTGGCGGAGGCGGAGGCGGTCAGGGGTACAACACGGGGGCTGGTGGCGCTACTTATGGAGGCGGAGGAGGTAGCGGCTCTGTAATTCAAGGCTATGTTTCTCCTTCTGCGTACGCAATTATTGGAGCAGGTGGGGGAGTTGGAGGAGCAGGTGGTGAAACTATTTACAGCACTTTGCTTGCTGCAGGAGGCGGTAGCGGTGGTCGAGGTGGAGTAGATGGTGATACGGCAGGAGGCGCTGGCGGTGGCGGACCAACTAGAACTGGAACTGGTTCTGGGGGAGGAGGCGGTCAAGGTTCAAATTGGGGTGGTGGACAATATGGTGGTGCTGGAGGTTCATCAGCAAATTATTATATTGTTGGCATACCTGCTGGTTCTGCTGGCGGCGCAGCACAACTTGCGGCTTCTTACGGTATCGGCGGCGGCGGCGGCGGCTGGGGTTACGAAACAGGTTCCGTTGGAAGTGCTTGGTCTTCAAATAACGGAGCAGGAGGAACTGGTTACACAGGCGGTGGCGGTGGCTCTCATGGTTCAGGCGGTAATGGTCAAGTAATTGGCGGTGGCGCTGGATATGGGGCAACTCAAGGTGGTAACGGAAAATTCTTAGGAGCAACTGCTACGAATGGTGCAGGTGGTGGTGGTTATGCTGGCGCAGCAAGCGGTCGCACAGGCGGACTTGGTGGAGGCGGTGGAGGCGGAGGCGCTAGCGGCGTAACCGCTGGCTCTGGTGGCGCTGGTATTCTTTACTTATATTACTAGGAGAAAATAAATGACAAGAGCCAGAGACATAGCGTCCACGTTAGTCAGTGGTACGTTAACTACCCCTACCATCAGTAACCCAACAATTACTACAGGTACCGCTAATGCACCTGTTCTCATCTCCCCAGAAGAGCGCATGACGGTCTCAGCAACTGCTGCTGGTTCTACAGTAAACTTTGATGCAGATACTCAGGGCATTTTATATTACACAACGGCCTCAACAGGTAACTGGACTCTGAATGTCCGTGGCACTAACTCAACAACTCTAGCGTCAAAGTTAGCGGTAGGAGATTCAATAACAATCTCATTTATTGCAACTCATACGACCGCGTACTACATGACCTCACTCACTATTGATGGTAGCGCTCAAACAGTTAAGTACTCTGGCGGAACAGCGCCATCAGCAGGTAACGCATCATCAACTGATGTATATCAATTTACAATTATTAAGACAGCAGCAACACCAACCTATACCGTCCTCGGTGCAGGTCCAGTTAAGTACGCATAGTAGTTTCTAAAGAAAAGGCGCCCAAATAAATGTCTCCTCTTTTTTCTCCAGTATCAGCAGGTGGTATAGGTAAAGCAACAGTTACTTCTGCTACCGTTTCTCCAGACACATCTTCTCGTGCAGGTAAATCAATCTACACATTTACAGGCTCTGGTTCTATCACTGTAGGTACTGCTGGTACTGCTGAACTTCTTCTTGTTGCTGGTGGTGGAGCAGGTGGTTGGGCTAATACACCTAACAACAGTTATGGCGGTGGCGGTGGCGCTGGCGGAGTTTTGTACAAATCAGCAGGATTTTTAAATGCTGGAACTTTAACAGTGACCGTTGGCGGCGGCGGCGGTAGCGGTGCTACGGGAGATTACGCAGCATACGCCTCACCTGGAAGTGAAAGTATTGTAGGCGATTATCTTGCTGTAGGTGGCGGTGGAGCATCTGGTGGTGGTGCCAACGGAAACTTTAACGGTCAGGCTATGATGGGCGGCTCAGGCGGAGGCGGAACACTGGTTTACAATGGCGCTGGTTATGGTGGTCCTGGAATCAGTGGTCAAGGAAACAGTGGGGGAAGTTCATCTTATGGTGTTCAATACCCAGGAGGCGGTGGAGGCGGTGGAGCAGGTGCTGCTGGTGGCAGCAACTCAGGAACTACTGCTGGAAACGGTGGCGCTGGAGCAGCATACTCAATTACTGGTACCTCTATAACTTATGGCGGTGGCGGTGGTGGTAGTGCTGCAAGTGGTTACACTGCTGGTTCTGGAGGCTCTGGTGGTGGCGGTGCTGGTTCTAGTTCTGGTGCAGGAACTTCTGGTACTCAATACCGCGGTGGCGGTGGTGGTGGTGCTCGTTCTGGTAATGGCCCTGGTAGTGGCGGTTCTGGCCTTGTAGTAGTGGTGATTGGATAATCATGGCACACTTTGTAAAAATTGATGAAAATAATGTTGTTCGTCAGAACATCGTTGTTCGCAACGAAGACATCCTTGATATCGAAGGCAACGAGTCTGAAGCAGTTGGTCAGGCATTTATTGCATCTATTGGTTTAGAAGGAACTTGGATTCAAACATCCTATAATGGTTCTTTCAGAGGCAAGTACGCCTGCTTAGGCGAAGTATACGATGCAGAGTTAGACGAGTTTGTAGCACCAACAACAATCGAGGAGTAACTAATGCCAGACAGTAAGGCACGTGACGTCAGTAATCTCCCAGCGGCTATACCTGACATTCCCGATGCACCAACAGTAAGCGCTACAAACGTAGGTACTTCACGTGCCTACAATGACGGCGCTGCTACGGTCACGTTCTCTAGCCCTACTGGTGGACGTCCATCGTCATACTCAATTACGACTACTCCAACCACATCCACAACAGTAGCGACAACAAGCCCAACAATAATTTCGGGCTTATCAAGTGCTATCTCTTACACAGCGACAGTAACGCCATCAAATATTAGCGCCACGGGATTAACAACAACTTCTTCTTCTTTTACAGCAACAACAGTCCCACAAGCGCCAACAGTAGGAACACCAACGAATGCAACTGGTCAGGCATATGGTGCAACTGCATCTATCTCTGTGCCATTTACAGCAGGTGCTACTGGTGGTTCTTCTATCACAGGCTACACAGTTACATCATCATCTGGTAATACTGGTACTGGTGCATCAAGTCCTATTGCTGTCTCTGACAATACTTCTGTAGCACGTACTTACACAGTCACTGCTGCTAATGCTAATGGAACATCTTCTGCTTCAAGTGCGTCATCTGCAGTGACTCCTTCAACAAAACCACAAGCGCCAACTATTGGTACTGCCTCTGTAACTAACTCAACAACTGTATCGATTCCATTTACTGCTGGAGCAACTGGTGGGTCTACAATCACTAGTTACACCGCAACATCTAGCCCATCAATTGCTTTGTCGGTTTCTGGTACATCAACTCCGTTGACTGTTACAGGAACATTTGCTGCTAACACTGCTTACACATTTACCATTGCAGCAGTAAACGCAAATGGGACTTCTGACTCGTCTTCATCTTCAAACTCAATTACCCCAGCACCTCTTCCAACTGTTACAGGTGGAACTCTGGCATCAGATGCAACTTACTACTATAGAAAATTTACATCTAATGGAAATTTTGTAGTATCTAATGCCACCCTAAATGTTTCTATACTTATGGTTGCTGGTGGTGGTGGTTCAGGCGGTGGAGGTCAAGGCGGTGGTGGCGGAGCAGGTGGATTAGTTTATACATCTTCTGCAGCCTTAACACCAGCAAGTTATACTATTACTGTTGGCGGAGGTGGGTTTAGCCGAAGTAGTTATCCGCCAGGCGACAACGGCAGCAACACTACATTTACAGGACGTACTACAGCGATAGGTGGCGGCGGTGGAGGTGGTGGACAGCAAGACGGAGATACCCCCCCATTAGGATACGGTCAGAGTGGTGGCTCAGGTGGAGGAGCAGGATGTTTTAGTGTGAATGGAAGCGGAACTGCAGGGCAAGGAAATAATGGTGGCGGTGGCATTGGTGGTGCTGGTGGTGGAGCAGGTGGCGTAGGCTCTGATGGAGCAGGTGATGGTGTTGGTAATGGCGGTGTAGGAGTTAATACTTACTCTGCTTGGGCAAGTGCAACGTCTTCAGGTGTAAATGGTTACTACGCAGGAGGCGGCGCAGGAGATAGAGCACGCTCAGGTGGCGCTGGTGGTGGAGGAGATTTCCAAGGCAGCGGAGGCGTTATCAATACTGGTGGCGGTTCAGGTGGTAGTTCGTATGGCACCAACGGCGGTTCTGGAATTGTAATTGTTCGATACTTGAAGACGGCGGTAGTGTAATGGCTCATTGGGCAGAACTTGATGAAAACAATGTTGTACTTCGTGTAACTGTTGGTGATAACAATGACCCTAATGGTGATGAAGGATATCAATGGCTACTTGATAATCTTGGTGGTACCTGGGTAAAAACAAGTTATAACGGAAACATTAGAAAACGTTATGCAGGAATTGGTATGTCCTACAACGAATCTCTTGATGCTTTTATACCACCTAAGTGTCATCCAAAAGCAATACTTGATGAAGTAACCTGTAATTGGGTCTGCGATAATGCAGCCCATACAGTGGAGGTACCAGAGTGAGCGTTCGTAATGCCAATAACCAATCGGTAGATAAGGGCATTGGTAAGAAGGCTGATGTCCCTAATGCTCCTACATCTGTAGCAGGCACTGATGTTGGCACCTCTCGTGCCTACAACGATGGCGCTGTGAGCGTTGCCTTTTCTTCTGACTCGTATTGGCCTGCTACATCTTTTACGGCTGTCTCTAATCCTGGTGGATTAACAGGGACAGGCTCATATTCTCCTGTAACTGTTTCTGGTCTATCTAGTCAGACTGCTTACACCTTTACTGTTTCTGGAACAAATAGCGCCGCAACTTCTGTGGCATCCTCATCTTCTGCATCTGTTACTGCTACTACTGTTCCTCAGACTCCAACTATTGGAACTGTTACAGTTGTCAGTAGTACATCAGTATCTATTCCTTTTACTGGAAATACTGGCGGCAAAAATCTTTCTTCAGTAACAATAACAAGCAGCCCATCAACTTCTCTTTCTTATTCGGGTACAACAAGCCCAGTAACAGTAAGCGGTTCATTTGTAAGTGGACAAGCCTACACATTTACCATGACAGCAACAAATGCAAATGGTACTTCAAGTTCATCATCTGCTTC